AAAGTAATGAAATTCCTTTCACAGCAGCAAAAGGAAGTAATAGCTAAGTCTCATGGCATAACCGTTGAATCTATAAATCAAAGAATTGAGTTGTGGAGCATCATTAATGATCCAGATGTTTCTAAGCCTGATCTAGTGGAAGCTCAAAAGGCATGGATTAAGATACAGCAAGGAACTTGGCCTAATGTAAATGCCTGAGGTTATTGCTGCGATCATTGGAGCTGGTGCTTCTGTTCTTGTTATGGGAATTAGTAATATGAGTACAAGAAGAGATAGAGACACAAGAGAATTGTTTAAGCGAATAAATGAACTAGAAAAGCTTGTTGCTGGCTATCATCCACCAAGGAATAAAAAATGGTTTTAAAATGACTTACAAAACTGAATGGAGATTGGAAGATGAAAGAAGAGTAAAGCTATTAAATATTTGGTATTTAGAAGATGGAAGGAATAATCCTG